ATCTGGGTTATTGCCTGCTGGAGGAGTTGCCCCTGCGTTTGGATCTGCTTCATCTGGGTTATTGCCTGCTGGAGGAGTTGCCCCTGCGTTTGGATCTGCTTCATCTGGGTTATTGCCTGCTGGAGGAGTTGCCCCTGCGTTTGGATCTGCTTCATCTGGGTTATTGCCTGCTGGAGGAGTTGCCCCTGCGTTTGGATCTGCTTCATCTGGGTTATTGCCTGCTGGAGGAGTTGCCCCTGCGTTTGGATTTGGTTCGCTGAATGTATCAAATGCGGCTGCGGTTGGATCTGCTTCATCTGGGTTATTGCCTGCTGGCTGTGTTACCCCTGCGTTTGGATCTGCTGCTACAAACTTTTTATCATCTGGGTTATTGCCTGCTGGAGGAGTTGCCGGTTCTTGTTGTACTGTACCAGAAGCTGCTGGATTAAATTTTGCTAATGTGTTGTTAAGTTTTTCCAACTCATTGCCACTCATTTCATCTTGTAAATCCTTGGTAAGCTCAGTGTTTCTAGGTGATATTGCTTTGTATGCATCAGACACACTCTTAAATTCTTCAGGTGATTTAATCTGATCCAATGCTTTCATTATTGCAGCTTCATCGGTTCCAAATACCTTACCGCGTCCAGAATCGTATAATGCTTGTGCTAGCTCTTCAGCAGTTGCTTCTAATAGTGTATATCTAGTATACAGATTAGTTAGATCAATTAATTTTCTAAAATCACTCATGCTACTTCTCCTTTTGGTGCGCCCGCCATCGGGTCAATTTCACGTTCTTTACGAGCAACTTCTAATTCTTTTAACAAGCTCATTATACGTTCGCCGCCTACGTCTGCCTGTGCGCTTTCGCCACCCATGTCTGCGGTTGCTAAAAGTGCTTCGTATGGCTTATTGTCTGCTGCTGTTTCTTCTTGCTGAGCCTCAACAGGATCACCTTCGCTGCGTACAATAAGACGACTATGATCAATACTGCAATTATCAACCAAGTAACGCTCAAGTATATGACTTGTTACAGGATACGTTAACTCTACTTCGTAATGTGTAACTTCCATATTTTGTAATCTTGGAAAGTCTGCGGGCTTTGCTGTAATTGGAGCTCTCTTGCCGGCACTTAGTTTTATTACTTCGTACTTGGCTAAGTTAGCCTTCATATGATCTACAAATCCTTCTGGTAACTCGCCGGCTACTCGGATCTTAAATTTGTAAGTCTTTGCAGACTCAGTTAAAAATTCTTTAAATGATTTCATGACATGGGTTTCCTATTATACTTATTTATCCATGTTTTTAAGTTTTTCGAGTAAACTGTTACGGTCTATTACTACATAACCGTCGCCGTTTACTACGTCGCCATCTGGATTTGAATTGGCTTTTTGATCTATTGCTTGTTTTTTAAGTTGTAGCTCAACCATTTTTAATTTCTTATCTAGTTTAGCTACTTTAGCATCTAAACTAGTTTTAAGCATTCCGCCTGCAACTTCGAATACCCTGCTTGCATAACGGCTTTCTACGTTCATACCTAAGTCCATTAAGTCTTCGTATGAGGCCATTGCCTTATCAGCAATGTCATTAAGTTCGGCATCGGCCATTTCGCCTAAGCCCTTTACTTTAGGTAACGCTGCTGCAATTTTATCAAATTCTGCAATATCGCGAAAGGTATCGTGTTGCTCTAATGCAACACTTTTTGCTCTATTCTTTTTTTCTTCTGCTTTTGCATCATCTACAATTTCTTTAGAGTCGGGCAAATTTAGCAATTCTTCAAGTTTTTTTGTCATGCAGACCTTATCCTTAATATACACACTTATTTAGTATGTTATCGTCGGCCACCGTGAAAAATATCGTGTTCAGTTACTATGCGGAATTTTATACCGTTTTGTTTGCAATATGCATTTGCTGCTTCCCATTTAGCAGCATTAACTACAGCATGTAATTGATTATGTCTACTCTTTCCTGCTTCTTTTAAACTAGTTTGATTTGAAGGTTTTACTTCAATAAGTTCGACAAACTGTTTGCCAGTTTTATCTGCATACGCAATAAAGAAGTCGGGTACATAGATTGTGTGCTTGCCAGTTAATGGATTGCGATAAGGTATACGTATTGCTTCGCTTGCCCATTGTGTAACATTAGCATTTTCGTCACAAAATTTCATAAATGCAAATTCCCAACCTGAACGATACGTTGGAACTTTGCCGCCTATATATTTTGCTGGATTTTTGCAGTTGAATTTACCTTGTGCAAATCTTGACATGTTATACTGCTATGTTTCGTTTTTCCAGTGTATTTGCAGATGTAGTATTTTTAAATCCTAGTACACTAGTACTTAATCTATTATAGTTTAATACTTCTGCTACTACTGCACTTAGTTTTACTTCGTCAAAACCTTTAAGAGTATCTAACAATACAAATACTTTGATGCCGTCTAGTTTAGCTTGTTGTAAAAGAATAGATCCGGTACTAATAGCTGCTGCTTTTTCGAAACCTCTTTTTTCAAAAAACGCAATAACTGCATCAACTTCATTAGATGCAAATTCTAATTTTGCAGTAAAATACTTATCAAAGAATGAAGTTACACGTTTGTCATTTGTTTGTGTAGTAATTGGTAAGCTGCCGTTATTCATTTATAATCCTAATTGTCTTTCTAATGCTGCCATTGCATTTGGATTGCTTCTGCTTGCTTCATAAGCTGCTCGACCTTCTGCAACTGTGCCCCCGCCCGCCGCTTGGAAATTCTTAGTTGATTGACGTTGTCTTGCGCTATCTAATGCTGCTGGATTCTTCTTAAGGAAACTAACCGAACTTGTTACGGCTGATACAATACCTACGCCGGCTGCTGCTAATAGTAAATCTTTGCCGCCTCCCTTGCCGCCTCCCTTAGGGAAAAACGTTTGTGCAACACCACTAACATTAATTCCAGTTGCTTGACCTATTGCTCCTGTAAGAATATTAAATCCTTCTTGACGCAATCCTTCTTTAGATAAACCTCTAATATTACCGAGTAATTGAGCACCTTGTAATATAGTAAGCAATGGATTATTATATGCTTCGCCGCTGGCAATGAATTCATATAGGTCTAATGCACTACCTATTGTGCCGCCTAAACCTAACTTGCCTCCACCTTCTAATGATATAGGACTAGGTGTTGTGTCGTAATGATCTTGACCGAATCCGATAGGTTCACCTTGGGGACCAGTAGTGATACTGTTTTGACTATAAAACACAGCCTCGTATGCTACTTGTATGCTATTACTCATAGTACCAGCACCGTCGCTGTTGTCAACAGTATCGTGACTCCAACTAGTTAGTATAGGATTTACTAAAGTATATGTAGTATACTCGCCTCTAGACAACAAACTTATTTTAATACTTTTAAAAAACGGTACACCGGGATTATTTACATCCATACCAAACTTATAGTTATTGCGAGAGCCACCTTGATACGTACTATGAGGTGCAACAGCATATGCTCGACCGGAATCTTTTTGTTGATTACCGTCTGCAAAATAATATCTATAATATGCTTGTAGCAATGCAGTAGTAATGCCTTCATTGTCGTCATGTAACTCAATGTTTACAGGTTCATAACTTATTGAAGTTTGTGCATTTTTTACTCTGTTATATTTTTTCTTAGTTTCTATTTGAACACTAAATTTAGGTAAGTCTGCACGTTTTACAAGCATACCTATTTCGTTTAACGTAGGCCCTGTAAATAATTTAGGAGCAATTCCTTTTGCAACATCTGATACTTCAAACTGCACATGATAAAGGAATTTAGTTTTTGGCGCAAGGGCCATACTTCTATCAGTATACAGTCGTGCGGCATGTTGCCAATCAGCCATGTTGCCTTTGGGACTTAATATACCGTTTGAAATCGAATCTAATAAACCGTTAAACTTATTTGCCATACAAATATTTATCCTTTAGTATTAAGTACGTATATAAAGGTAAAGGGAGCCGAAGCTCCCTTTTGTTTTAGACTAAATGATAATAGTATTAGACGCCGCCGCCTGTTACTGAAGTATTAACTGTACGTCCAACTGCTGTACCAATGCCAGTACCTTGTGGTGATTGTAGTGCGTTATCGTAACGAATGTTAAGTGTAACACTTACTGGATCAGTTGAGTTAGAATATGATAAACTGTTATAGTTTGCACTTTCTACATAACAACCGTAAAGTTCAAAAGTTTCAAGTACATTTGGAACGTTTGCTCCGTTGCCACCGTCTAAGATTTCAATACGTGTAACGAATTTATAATCTTGTCCACTTGCTGCACTTGATTGCTCGTAAAAGTCGAACTGTTTCTGTAGCTGCTCGCCAACAAGTTTTTGCACATTGTTGTTAACATCTTCACGCAAGTTAAGCGTGATTGGTTCCCAAGTGTGCTTACCAGCTAGGTAAACTCTTGAGTTGTATACGTCAATTGTCATTTGTTCAAAACTTATGTTTGGACGAGTTACGTCAATAACTTGTTTTGTAAGTTCTGTAGTCGGTGTTGATACACCAAAGTTTTCCAGTGACACTCTAAAGCGATACTGGAGTTTTGGCATCAATAGTCCCTGACTACTAGCGGAATCTCCGCTAGCTAGGGGAACTGATATTTTTGATAATGTTGAAATAGCCATTTAGTCTGCTCCTGTTCTATAAGTATTTATCGTTTAAAGTCCGTTGATTTCGCCGGTGTTTTTCAAGCGTAATGGAATGTAGATAAATTCAACTGCTTTAACAGGTTCAATAGCTATGTCTAAGTATAGTTCATTTCTATCAATTCTGCTTGGAGTATTATTTGACTCATCACAAACAACTAGGTAATCATACAAGCCACGTTGTCCAACTAATTCAAGTAATAGACTCTCTGCTGCTTGTTTAATCTCATTGCGAGTGATAGTATCATTCGGCTCAAAGATGTAAGGTTTAGCAAGTGTGTTTAGCTGACTACGTAAGTAGATAACCAGACGTGCTACGTTAATACGATCTAATGCACTTGCACCCTTTGCACGAGTTTTCTGTCCAAAGTTAACAAGTCCGGCACCACTAATAAACGTAATTGGGTTTATGTTGTTGCTGTACAATGTATCGCGTTGACCTTCGTTCAATGACACACTTTGGAATTCGCCTTCGCTTGTGATATAACCAGTTGAACTTGCGTTAGTAACTCCGCCACGTCTTGTACCTGCTGGTGCAAACCATGGATAGCTAACTTGGTCACTTAGTGCAACTGTTCTTAGCATCATGTGCGAAGCTGGAACTACAACGTTGTTACCAAAGTTGTCACTTGTAAATCCACATGGATAAAATACACCTAGGTATTCATCACGGCTAACAAGACCATCATCGTTATCTTCAACTGCTAGATTAACGTTGGTTGCCCACTCGTTTAAGCTAGTAGCATCTGGTGTTAAACGGAATGGACTATCACCTAGGATAAATGCTGTTAAGCCTCTATCGTAGTTTAAGCTGATCATTTCGCCAATTAGTTCTGGATAACCTGGGCAAGCCATTAAGTTAAACAAGCGTGATTCATCATCACGGATTTCGTCATTTGAGTTAACAACTGCTTGTAGAGCTTGTACAACAACTTTGCGCTGTGCTTTACGTCCGAAGCTACCTGCACCATTTTCTTGGTTACCTGATTCAGTAACCCAACGATGTGGATAGTAACCTGCCATTGAGTATTCGCCTGCATCGCCAATACTTAAATTGTCTGCATTTGTATCAATGTAGTTACGCTCAAAACGTTTTACGTTAAATCCACTTCTGCGTAAGTTCCATAGTAACATACCTTTTGGATATAGTGCTGCTTGTGGTGCATCTGGATCTAAGTAGTTACTTACACGCAATTCTGCAATACTAGCATCAGTCATAGTAGCTGTTACGCCACCACTTGTGCTCCAACGTGCATCAGCAAATAGAATACCTTCTTCAGTTGTTTGATCGCTGGCATCTAATGGTGAACCCCATTTTTGTGCTGTAGTGCCTGTAATGTTATTGTTATAACGATAAATTGTAGGATAGTTTTCTAAGTCAGCAGTACTAATCCATAAGTCGCCGGTTACAAGTGATCCGCCATCTGCTTGTGCTATTGGCATACTTGCACTAACAATTGGGCCTTCGGAATCAGCAGCAGCAAACGCTGTTGCATCGTTATAGCCAACCCATGTTGTACCGTTGTGATACATAATATCAACTTCGTCAACAATTGAGTTGTACCATAGTTGACCAGCGGTTGCTAATGAACTTGGTGCGTTATCGTTTGCTGTATAAGTTAGTACACGCCAGTTTGTTGCTGTAAATTGCTTTGGAGATGTAGCAATTGATGTGCCGTCTGCATAAGCTAAGTTTACAGTACTAGTTGGAGCCGATGCACTATATGGAGTAAATCCGCATGCATTTAGTAAACCCTCAGTATCAACAAATTTAATTTCGCCGCCTAATGCGTGTGAAATTACAACTTTATTTTGTACATCAACTGTTGCACTTACATTTGTAACACCTGCTGCTGTAATAGCACTTGCAATAGCAATAGCATCAGCACCTGCACTCCCTGTTGTAGTAACACTTACTGTTACAAGGGCGCTCATTGCTGCACTGCCTGCTACGCTTGCTGACATAGTAAATGTTTTTGTAGCTGCGCCTACTGAAATTGCTGTAATTATAGCACTTTTAATAACTGTTGCACCACTAGCTTGTCTACGATATAATGTAAACGTTCCTAAAGGTTGTGCGTCATTTGCTACGTTTGTTTTAGCAAATAGTTCACCGATAGCTAAGTTTTTGCCGCCGGCTGTACTATCTAAACCATACACCGCTGCTGCATTGTTATTGTACATTAATGTTGTTTTTTCGTCCCAAAGTAATGTCTCTGCATTCCAAAGTTTTACTTTTAGATTTCCACCGCCATTTGGAGCTGTTGTTTTGATCCAAACACTGCCTGTTGGACGAGAAATTGCATCACCACTTTTAAATTGCGGTACACTAGTATGTGCAGAAACTTGTACTGCTGGTGGATAGTATGTTCCTGCTAAAATTCCTAGTGCAGTTAATTTATCAGCATCGCCACCTATTACAACTGGGCCACCACTTGTGCTATCTTCTGCACCTGAACTAGATCCGTCACTGTAAATTTCAAGGAAACCATCTACTGCTGCTGCTGTAATACCAACACTTGCCAAGAAGCCAGTAATTGAACTTGCAACGTCTGTAATTGTATTTGCACCAACACTAATTGCAGTGCCGTTGATTGTAATGTTTGCTCCTGGACCACTAAGTGTAGGATTAGCTATAGTACTTTTAACTGTTGGCCAGCTAGCTGTCCAATCATCGCTGCCTACTTCAACCCATACACCTACTGCATTTTTAAACCAAGTGCGGTTTAATGTAGTAACTGCAACAATTGCATAATCACCAATTGCGCCAGTACTTGCTAGTGGAGTATAATCAGAACCAGCATAGTCAACTACACCTTCTGGGCTTGTAATTACAAGTGGTGTTTTAGTGGTAAATGTTTGGCCGCCAGTTGTTGATACTGCTGCGGCGTTCCATTGCTGTATACCATATTTTGAACTTGCTGTGTCGAACCAATATGTGCCTGCTAGTGGGTTTGCACTAGGAGCAGTTGCAGTTGGGGCTAATTCAGCTAGGTCAATATCTGCACGAACTACCCACGCTCTGTTACTAACACCTAGTAAACTGTATGCTGCTTGTAAGCCATATTCATTAAGCTCGCCTGCATGGATTGGATTATTGTTTGAATCAATTTGGAACAGTGGATCACCAAAGGTGTCTGCCAAATCTCTCTGCGAAGTAAGCAAGTAAGGTTTACCTGCGTTAGCTTTTAATGTGCCCTGTGCAGTTCCTGTTCCAGCTGCATTAGTTTTATTACTTGCAGATGCAACAAAAACCATTGGTACTGTACCTGGTTCAGCTGGAGTGTAGAAACTCTCGTCAATTACGCTAACCTGTACGCCTGGTGATGTCAATGCCATATCGTTTTCTCCTATTGGATTGTTATTGTTAGTATTTAGCATACTACGATAAATTTGTACAAGTTATAGTGGTATAAAAGGGGCCGAAAAGGTGAGGTAAATACAATATGAGACCATTATGTCAATGCAACCAGCGTCCTGCGGCAATAAACTATCGCAAGGACGGAAAAACACATTATCGTAAGCTATGTGAACGTTGCTTGCGTGGCGGAGTTAATCACGGCATACCTAAATGGAAGCAAGCTGGTTACGAAAAGAAACCACTGTGCGAAAAATGTGGATTTAAATCAAAACACTCAGAGCAGTTTAATGTGTTCCATATAGACGGCGAGTTAAACAACTGTCGTATTAGTAATCTTAAAACTATTTGTGCTAACTGTCAACGCACACTACAGAAGGAAGGCGTTAAATGGAAGCAGGGCGATTTAGTACCCGACTTCTAGTTTAAGCGTCTAGGAATGTCATCAACTGATCTACATTGAACTGTAGATCTTCTAGTGTGCCATTATTGTCAATTGTATAATCAGCCATCCACTGTTCTAGACTCATTGAGTCTTTTGATTCAAGTGGTAGATAGTCACTGCGGTCAATCCAAATAGCATAATCAAATACTTCGGTGTTCTGCATAGCATGATATTCTTTCTTATTGCGTAGGCCGCAATAGATATCATACGCATTAAACATTTCTCGTCCTAGACGTGCTGGGTCAGGAACATTATAATCGCAGATAGCATCATACCATTCTGCTCTGTGATTATGCCTGTCAGCATAACACTCTTCCTCGTTAGCGTATCCATACTTGTCCTTTAAATCGTTATAGATAAAGAGCTTTGAACAAAATTGACTACTACTTTCAAAACTATAATTATACTTATCACGTAGTATTTCGCATACAGTATCCTTACCGTGACGCCCGTGACCAATAATTAGTAGTTTAAGTTTGTTCATACGAATGCTCCATTGTTTCTATTAGTATAACAGAAAATTAAAGCAGTGTCAAGTTCTTTTTTCGCCTTGGCGTTTTGCCCAAGCTGCTTCAAACCCTACTTCGTGATAGCAGTTTTCATGATTGCCCCAGAGACGGGCAAAGTAAGATTCGTAAGTTGACATGATATCTTTTTCATTCCAGCTATCAGGAATGAGATGTCCCTTTACCATCCAAAAGTAACGGTTAGCTTCTTTGTGTTGAAATGTTGTCATACTGTATTTACAGTAGACTAAGATGTTAGCGTAAACTTAGGTAGTTTTTAACCGATTACAAATCCGTAACCAGTACCGCCGGCCATTGCTGTTGCCACTTCGTTTTCAAGTTTTTCCATCTCTGCTTGTGCTTCTGATTTTAAACTTGATCCGTTAAGACTTGTACCACCTTGTGGTCCTGCAATAGTAGCAAACTTCTCACGTGCTTCACCTAGCATATATTTGCAAGTTGCAAGAGTATAATCTTTGATCCATTGTTGTGCCATGTAATCGTTCAGTAATTCTTCGTCTGGACGAAAGTTATAGCAATATAACATTAGAGTTTCATTTGCTCTAGGACGTTGTAGCATAGTAAGTTTTTTACTCGAGCTGTTCCACTTAAATTCAATAAAGCTACCAAACATACGGCCTACAAGTTCTTGATATTGTGAAAACATATCATACGTTGCAAGCCCGCCCATGTTACTAGAACTTAGCAAGTATGTATTTGTATAAGCCATATTAAACGGTTCAAACAAACTGCCGCCATCGCCGCCGCCTGTGCGTGATCCGATGCTTCTACGGAATATTTGTCTTACTTCAATTACTTCTTGAGGAAGAATATATTCGTTCTGATCAAGTATAGTTGGCAGGAACAAATACGATTCTTCAACTGAGTTATCACTACGCTGTCTAAATTTAGTCAATGCTTTTTTTAGTGCTATTTCGTAATGGATTGGGTCGAGTTCAACATCGACCATACCTCCGCCTAGCAGCGTGTGTACGTAATCATATACTTCTTGTTTTGTTGTTGCCATTTTAATGTCTCCGTAGTATTTATCGTTCCTGGCGTAAGACGCTAAATATGTGTATGCCACGATTAAGTTTATATAAACCACAAAAAGGTAACGACTACCACTTTATAGACAAGCAAGTGCTTGAAATGTTTACTGTTGGCGGTACCGATCTTCATATACACAAGTACTTAGGTACAGAGAATCCTAGCGATGCAAATGCAACCGCGGATCAACCTCAATACGATAGTGTAAAACCAACTAATATACAAGACTTACTATTTCTTGAAAACAGAGATAGAAAGTACGATCCAGACATTTACACGTTGCGTGGAATTTATAACGTACAAGACATTGACTTTAATATGAGTCAATTTGGATTGTTTTTGAGCAATGATACGTTGATGCTTACTATACACATTAATAGTAGTGTTAAAACAATTGGTAGAAAAATTATAGCAGGTGACGTAATTGAATTACCTCACTTAAAAGATGAATACGCACTGAACGATTATAGTGTAGCACTTAAAAGATTCTATGTTGTAGAAGATGTTAATCGTGCAAGTGAAGGATTCAGTCAAACTTGGTATCCGCACTTGTATAGACTCAAACTTAAACAAATTGTTGACAGTCAAGAATTTAAAGAAATACTCGACCTACCTGCGGAAGAAGATGCGCCCGGCGGGAATACATTACGTGATTTACTTTCAACATACGATAAAGAGATGCAAATTAATAATGCTGTCGTGGCGCAAGCAGAAGTAGATGCAGCAAAATCAGGATACAATACTAATCATTACTTTAGCCTACAATTAGATGCAAACGGTAATACTCAATTAGTCGATACTGATGCTGATAATATTCCCGATACAATGCAAACAGCAGAACGTCTCGGATATAACGGTTATTTATTAGGTGACGGCATTCCCACAAATGGAGAAGCGTTTGGTTTTGGAATTGCATTTCCGGGCGAACCTGTTACAGGAGATTTCTTCTTACGTAATGATTTTGCCCCTAATAGATTGTTTAGATATGACGGAGTTCGTTGGGTGAAGCAAGAAGACAATGTACGCATGTCATTGACAAACACCAACACACGCAGTACACAAAAAGGTACATTTGTTAATAACACCACTACCGATATTATTGGTGGTGTAACAACAACTGAAAGACAGAGTTTGTCCCAAGCACTTAGACCTAAGGCAGATAATTAATGAGATATAGAGACATAAAATTAGTAGAAGCAACTCCTACTGATAGGGCCGATTATTCTAGAGGGAGGTTCAGTACTGAACCAGCTGATGAAAAATTAGTACGCACATATTGTGATGCTATAAAAAAGGGTAAAGAAACTTCACAAAATTTTAATAATCCTAAATGGCTTAATAGAGCCATTGCTACTGCTGAAAAGTTTGCAAAAGATAATCCTCAATATGCTAGTCAAATTGCTCAATGTATATCTACTGCTAGAGCCGGCGGTGGTGATGGTGGTGCTGGCGCAGCAGGTGCGTTAGGAAGTCAAAATGCCCAAGGAAGTGCTGGCACAGGTGACGGTACCACTGCAAACGGTGACGGTACCACTGCAAACGGTGGTGGGATTACTGGTATTCCGGGCAATCAAAATAATACAGGTGTTACAGGCGGCGGTCAGGGTTCTAATAAATTAAAGGCAGCAGCGGATGAATTAAGCCGCTTACTAGATAAAGAAGATTGGCAAGGTGCCAAAGATCTTATTAATGGTAATCCTGACCTACAAGCAACAGTGCCGAGTTCTTTGAAGAAAGATTTAGACGCTGCTGTACAGGCACAAACCGATGCAGCAGAATCTAATAGACTAGCACAAGAAGCAGCAGATGCTAAGGTAGCAGCAGATAAAAAAGCAGCACAAGATAAGGCAGATACCGAAGCACAAGCCGCAGCAGAAGCCGCAGCAGAATCTAATAGACTAGCACAAGAAGAAAAAAGATTAGCCGACGAAGCTGAACAAAAACGCAATGCTACTGCTAAAGCCGAAGCCGATGCAGCTGAAGCTAAACGCCAATCTGATGCAGCTGAAGCTAAACGCCTTGCTGATGCAGCAGAAGCAAATAGAAAAGCAGCCGAGCAACTAGAAGCCGACAAAGAAGAAGCAGCTAAAGCAGCAGCAGATGCTAAAGCAACAGCAGATGCTAAAGCAGCAGCAGATGCTAAAGCAACAGCAGATGCTAAAGCAGCAGCAGATGCTAAACCGGGATCTACACCACCAACAGAAAAACCAACAACAAATCAAGATTCGTTTGATTGGGAGGACCTTTAATATGAAATATAAAGATTTTAGAAAATTAAATGAAGCCGATGATCGTGTAATTGCCTCTGTTGAATTTACCGACGGTACAAAAATTACTATAAGAAACATTCCCAAAGCTGCAACACAAAGTAGCGGATTTGAAGGTCAAATAAGAGCAAAGGCAGCGAAAGCAAAACCCAATCTATCTTTCTCAAGCTGGAGCATTGTCGGTGATGCAGAAGCAGATAAAATTGATGCTCCTGGAGGTGGTTATACACCAACTGCAAGAGAAGAAAAAGACATGGAAAATGTAAGAGCGTTGTGGGATCATTTGTATAACGACTCAACTGGTGATAAACCATTTACATTTACCACTGGTTCTGGTGCCAATAGAACTTTTGAAAACCCTAGAGAATTTTTCAAGTTTGATGAGTGGAAGGCCAATATGGCAACTATGGACCGCCTAAGAGAGTTCCTTATTAAAGCCGTAAGTGCTGAAGATACATTGTCTTATGTCGGCCCTGAGCAACCTAAACAAAAAGAAGGTGAACCACTTAGAATTACTATTGCACCGGGTACTTGGAAGTATACTAAGTCTATAGTTTATAACACAGGTGACAAATAATGCAGCATTTTTATGACGGTCAAATCCGTAGATACATAACGCAGCTTGTGCGTATGATGAGCAACTTTAGTTATAAAGACGGCAAAGGTGCTCTCACACAGATTCCAGTTATGTACGGTGATTTAACTCGTCAAGTTGCTAACATCATTAGAGAAAACTCAGAGAATAAGATTCCAAGTGCGCCAAGAATGGCTGTATATATTACCGGTCTTGAAATGGATGTCAATCGTCTAAGTGATAGCAGCTACGTTAACAAAGTAAATATTAGAGAACGTGCATATGATGCAGCTGGTAAAGAATATTTAAACACTGAAGGTAAAAACTTTACCGTTGAAAGATTAATGCCTACTCCATATACGCTAACTGTTAATGTTGATGTATGGAGTTCAAATACAGATCAAAAGCTACAAATATTAGAACAAATTTTAATGTTGTTTAATCCAAGTTTAGAAATTCAAACAACTGACAACTACATTGACTGGACAAGTTTAAGCGTTGTTAATATGACAGGGCTAACATTTAGCAGCAGAACAATTCCTACAGGTACAGAAAGCGATATCGATATCGCTACATTAACTTTTACTACACCTATTTGGATTAGTCCACCAGTTAAAGTTAAACGACTTGGAGTCATTACGCAAGTCATACAGAGTATTTTTAATGAACGTGCTGGAACTATTGATCTTGATTTATCAAGAGCAGGCTTTTCTAGTGGTGTAGCAGAAGCTGATATTAGAACTAAAATAGTAAAAGACGAAACTGGAACAACTTCACTAGATAGCGGAGTTAAGGAAGTAATTGATCTTGAAAGCACTTGGATAAGTGATGTTGATACTTCTTTAATATCTTCACATGATAACTACAGTCTACTAGTATTAGGCACAACTGCTAAATTAGTCAGAAAAGGTATTGTGGGTGCAGAAACATGGACAGGTTATTTAAAATCTATGCCATTTGAGTTTGATGCAGGTATTACAGAGTTAAGATTAACTAGACGAGATTTAGATAACGAAATTGTAGGTACTGTTGTAGTTAATCCGTTAGATGAGTACGAGTTAGCAATTGTATGGGATGGCGATACATTACCTGCAGACACAGTAATGTCAGGTCCTGGGGTTGATCGCAATAAGATTGATTATATAATTAATCCTTATAAAACTAATCCTACAGACTTAAAAGCAAGTAATCCTCGTATACTAATACTTGCTGATATTAACGATAGTGATAATGTAGGCCAAGATGCAGGATACGAAACGCCTGACAACTATGCATACGATGGTCCAGATGCTTGGAAAAATACAGACGGCTCAGACTTTGTTGCAGGCGCCAATGACATTATTGAATGGGATGGTGTTCGCTGGCATGTAGTGTTTGACGCTAGTACGCAAGATGATACCGTTGTGTATACATCTAATCTTAATACAGGCAAACAATACAAGTTTGAAGCAAGCGAGTGGATATTAGCATACGACGGCGAATATCCAAATGGCACTTGGAGACTTGCATACTAAGATAATTATTAGTATGAGTCCAAATACTATCATTTGTAGTGGTGCAATTGTATACGCCCTTAACACTAAACGATTTTTATTCTTACATAGAGTAAAAGGTCGTTCAGGCGATTTATGGGGATTAGTTGGTGGCACAACTGAAAAAGCTGAAACACCCTGGGAAGGCCTAAAGCGTGAAATCTTTGAAGAGATTGGTGAAATCTCTATCAAGAAGACAATGCCTTTAGAAACGTTTGTTAGTAACGATACACGATTTCACTTCCATACATACTTGTGCGTAGTAGAAAAAGAATTCATGCCAGTGTTAAATAATGAACACGACGGTTATGCTTGGGTAGAATTCGGTAAATGGCCTAGACCGTTACACCACGGGTTAAACAATACACTACAAAATAAAGTCAATTTAAAAAAACTTGAAACAGTTTTTAA